TTTAGAAGCAGCAACTGTAGGTACTGTCATAACCCATGCTTTACCTGATACAAAGTTACCTAAATCTACAAATTCATTAGGGTTACTACCTTGTAAAATCATTTCATATAACCATTTACCATTTGCAAGTTTCTCTTTAGATTGAATACGAACTTGATGTAAACCATCAGGAGAATAAGCTCCATATTGTGCAATAAAACGTTCATCTTCAAATATTACACCAAATGGTGTAAACCCTAAACCTGGTTTAACATTAGCTGCATTTTGTAATCCAAATACAACAGATGTATGAATCATTCTACCCATAACACTCCATTCATATTGGGTATCATTTAGTAATTTAGGTTTAATTGATTTAGTAAAACCATGTCCTTCAGTATTAGTTAATAAAGGAAACATATCACTATCTTTACCATAAAGAAAAGTAATATTTTTACTAAGTTGTACAGGGTCAATCAAACGATGTTTATATAAAACATTTTCATCTGTGTATCCACGATTATCATAAAGTGTGGTCTGTAGTTCTCTCATAATTAATTATAATTTAATTGTTAATTTATTTAACTGGAAGTTTTATATTATCTGTTACTTCAGTTTTGTCAAATAATTGTTTACTTGTTGTTCCAAAACTATTACTACGAATAGTTTTTAATTTTCTAACTTCTGCTTTTTTAATTTGTTCTTCAATTATTTGTGTCATATCTCCACCAACAAATCTTAAATAAGCAGTAAGTAAATCATCATCAATTGTTTTACTATTTTGCTCTATAGCAATATCATATTGATGTTTAGTCATATTTACAGTTTGTCCATTAGGTAGTTTTATTGGAGCAGGTTGATATAAATAATTAAAAAAATCTTCTTGAGATTTAGTTTCATATTTACCATCACTAACTTTAACTCTAATGTTTTTAGGTAATGTATATACTTTATCTTTTACTGTTAATTTACCATCTTTTATAATTTTATTATATACATTATCTAATTCTTGTTGTTTACTTTGTTCTTCAGCTAAACGTTTACTTTCTAATTGTTTATTTACTTCAGCATCTCTAAGTGATTTAGCAGTAATTAAATACTGTTGTGCAGCTTTAGCATCTTCTAATAATTTACCATCTGTTTTAGAATATTGAGCAAATCTATTAGCTTGTTCAATAGTATCACCTTTTGCAACACGTTCTTTAATTATTAAATTAATTTGAACTTCTTCATTATCTGCATCTTTCTTAATTTCAATTTTACTATAATCTTCTTCAGGTTTATAATTTTCTATAGTACCATTAAGTTGTTTATATTTAAATATTTCAAGTATATCAGGATTTTCTTGAAAAAACTTAGAAGCTGCGTTATTATATAATTCTTCTGACCTTATCGCAACAGCATCACTTATATACTTAACTAAACCTTCATCATCATTTGAGTAAGCAACTGCTTTACCTGAATCATCTGTAACAACAATTCCTACTTTCTTTTGAATATCTTCAATTAATGGTATATCAGATACTTCACTTAGTTTATCTAATTCTTCTTTTGATTTAAATATGTTACCCTCTTTATCTAAAGCATTACCTTTATCATCAAGTTTATATTTTATATCATCTATCTCAACTTCTTCTTCTATAGTTGGGGTAGTAGCATTAGATGTTTTATTTTTATCTTCTATTTCTTGTTTAGTAAATATTACCTTATTGTCTATATCTACAGCATTACCATCTTTGTCTATGGTATATGCTACATTATCTATTGTTGTTTTTACATCAGCAATATCTTTAGGAACAATAGTAGGTTCACTAGATGTAGATACTACATCAGGTAATATTATATTATTTGAATCAATTTCACTCATTTGTTTATTGTTTTTATCAGTTATGGAAATCTGTTATTTAATTCACAAAATTACTATATAATAAGGTATATGTCAAATTTTACCTAATGATTTTTTATTACGGGGGTAAGTTATTAAATTTATATAGCATAACTTATTTTTTAGTATTTGCCTGTTTACGCTTAATGTCTAATTCTCTTTCTTTAATATTAATAGTTTTATTATTCTTATCTTTAATATCATTTATTGCACGTTCTTGTAAAGCAATCTTTCTTTCTTCTCGTAAATCTTTATTTGTTGTATCTTCTTCAACTTGATTACTTAATTGTAAATTAGCAATTCGTTCTTTACTATCAATATCCATTTGTTTTAATTTTTCTTCATGTAGTAATTGTTTATCTACATCAGCACTAGCTTTATCTGCAGCATATTTAGTAGCATCGTTAGTATTTTGATTTTGTGCCATTTCAAAAGCTTTAACAGCTTCACTATGAGCTTTAACATATTTTCTAATTTCAGATACACTATCTCCGGTAATAGCTTCACTTGCTAATTCAAAATCACCATTTTGTGCAGCACTAAAAGCTAAATCTTTATATGCACTTAATTTACTTTCTTCTGTTATACTATCTCTAACAAATATACCGTAAATTGATTCTATATGATCTTCACCTTTTATATCTACATATTCAAAATTATTTTTTTCTTTATTCCAATAACTACCTTGTTTACCATCTACCCAAGCTACTTTAGTATATTCTAAATCTGCCATATGATCACGTTCCATAGCTTTATTAAACATAGTAATCATTAAAGAACTACCTAATTTAGCAGTAGCAGCATTCCTATTAGCATTAGTAACTGTTTGTGTATTAGCAATATTACCATATCTTTCATCGTTCATATTAGCTAAATCCCAAGCATCACTAATAATACCTTTTATTATAGTATATAATGTACTTATATAATTTTCTAAACCTACATCACCAACTATTCTAAAAGCATTAGCATCATTTGAATTTACTTTAGTATCATCATAAACTAAAGTATTATCAGCTTTCATGTAAAAGAACTTTTCTTCTGTAGTACCACTAGAATCAGGATTAATCATAGATTGTGGAACTAATTGTATATTACCTTTATATTTAGCAATAGTACGTTCAAGTTGTAAAGTATATATTCTATATAAAGCTAAATATGGTAATACTCGTTTAGGTATAGGATTAATATAAATACCATTTAATAATCCACGTTTTCCACCAAAAGGTAATTTAACTAAATTAGGATTCTTTTCATCTCTACGTTGAATTAATTCATATTTAGGTTTACTATATATACCGGTAAGTTGATTACCAAATCTATACATACTCATTACAGAGTTAACATAATCTTTTTTAATTGATATATCACCTTTAGATTTATCTAACTTATAATCGCTTGGTACAACAGTTTCAACTGTTTCACCTAAAGCATTTTCATAAGTAAGAAATTTAATTTCTTGAAAAGTTTTCCAACTAAGTTTATATACATAAAGAGTAAAATCAGCATTAGTAAAACTAGTATAACTATTATCAACATTAACTCCATAAGCTGAAGCATATGTATTATAATAATTTAAAAGTGATGCATTTTCATATCGTTTTTCAAATATTTGTACAGGTACAACTAATGGTTCATTAGCATTATATTTTTTAAACAATTCTTCAACTGTATCTATATCTTCAGGTTCAACCTCTTGTTTATATGTTTCATAGAATTGATTAAATGTAATTCTTCTACGCCATACAAAACCATCCATATCTTCAACAAATTGTTCTCCGTTATCAATAGGAAAACCATCTAATGGATTTATTACAGCACTTCTAACTTCACCATTTTCTAACCATCTATGTGTATATACTTCTTCTGTTGCCCACCAATAATAAAATGCTTGAATACGTTTAGTATTAAAATCTAATAAATCATTTAATAGATTTAATCTATGTTGTCCTTCTGTTGCTCTTTCATCAATCCAATTCTGTTCAAACTCAGTAGCAAATGCAGCAATATCTGGAATAACTGCATTAGGATCTTCACCCTGTTTAGTAGCTACCATTTTAGTAAAAACATCTTGCATTTTTTTAGTTACTTCATCTTGAACAGCTTTAGTTCTCTTCATTACTACATCCATGTTATTTACTTTAACATGATATACATAAGGAAGATTAATATATTCACCTAAATTCTTCTCTTTAATTGGTGTAATAAAATCTACATTTCTAATTTCACCTGGAAAATTTTGTAATGTATTATCACTACTAGATAAAGGATTCATTACATACCTATAAGTTTCATAATCTACAATACCATTAGCAGCATCTAAATTACGTTTAACTTCTATTTTATTATTTAACGCTATTGATTTAGATATTAAATAATCACAAGTAGGTATATACCATTCAGGTTTTTGTTTCTCTTTATCAGAAACTTTCTGATTAGGTAATTGAGTTCTCATTTTATTTATTTATTAATTCCATATAAATTTATATTTCTTAATAGTGTACCACTAGTAGTATTAATAACTGATGCTTTCTTACGTAATGTTCTATAAGCAAGTCGTTGGTACATAGCTACAATCATCGTACTAACTCTATCAAAGTTACCACTATTATTAAACAATAATAATTCAGTTAATAATGGTATATCTTTAATATAATGTAAAATATATACAGATTCTCCAGTTTCTTCATTTACGCCAACTGGTGTATATAACCAATCTTTTAAATATAATAATCCATCTACTTTACGTTCACCTGTACCAATAGTTATACCATAATCAGAATTTGTGTTTACATTAAGTTTTTCTTCTATTACACTTAAAGGATTACGATGTAATCTATATAATTTTCCCCATTTTCTAAAATTAGCTACAGTATTACCTCTATCTACTTCAGGTAGACATTTACAATTATATCGTTCACATAATAATTCAGCTATTCGATCAGCATCTTCCATCTGATTAGTTCTACCTATATAACCAGCTACAATAATATCTCCAGAACTATTAGCTATATTATTTGGATACATAAGTACATAAATACCATTTAAAGAATTCTTAACAGTTAATTCTTTAACATTTTTATCTTTACCTATAGTATCCATAACCACATAATACAAATCATCAGGCACAACACCATTTACCATAAATGGAGGATAATATTCTCTAATGCAACCATGCACATCATCCTTAGATTTAAATGGTACATTCTCTATATAAGGATGTATTGGAATATTTTCATTAGCTAATTGTTGATTTGTTTTAAATTCTACTTTACCTAAACTATTACGTACTAACTGACCATCTCTATAAAAACATAATGAAGTATCTGCTTTTAATTTACTAATATGTGTACTTAATTCAGGAGAACTAAATATATTTTCTCCACCTGTTCTAAATGCTTCACTAGGACTATTTGCACGTTGTCCAACATATATTATCCAATCTGATACAGTTTTACTTTTAGCTGCATCTAATTTTTTAGCATAATCTACTTCATATGCAGCTTCTACTAAACTATTACCATAAAGCATATATGGTTCATAATTTAGAATTTGTGGATGAAAAAATCCACAAGTAGTATTTCTAGTATTATTATCCCATATATTTTCTAAAGGCATCATATTATTAACACTAGGATTATAAAAACAATCACAAAATGCTTTATAATCTGCTTCCTTTACACCACCAGTACCATAAATACGTATAGTACCAGTATTTATATCACCTGCTTCAGTAGAACTTAATGTAACATTTAATACCTCTTGTAAATTTGGACATTTACCAGCTTCTTCTATATCAACTTCAATTGCATCTTTACCGATTAATGCTGAAGGATTACTTTCTAATGTTTCACTTAATGCTTTACTTCTATATCCATATTTTTTATTACCAGTTTTTTGTTTCTTATATCCTAATTCAATAGCACGTAAATCTTCACTTAAGTAACCTCTACTCCAATATGTATAGTTTTCATACCAATCTAAATTAGTTTTTAACATATCAGTAGTAGCACCAGCTTTTGTTAAATATTTAATATCATAAGCACCTAACACAATAGTAATATCTTTATTTAAATTTATAGTATTTGCACTTTGACTACCACGTTTAAATGAATAACCTTTACGTCTAGCTTTACCTTTACATAAATGAAATCCATTAAGTGCTATAAATTCATCTATTTTAAAATTCCAATAATCTCCATCCCAAAATCTAGGAAATGCTTTTATTTTCTTTACTTTATATTTACCTAATCTATCTAATTCTTTTCTTTCCTCGTCTGTTGTAGTACGCATTATTCTACCATAATTAAGATAGTTATAATGATCTCCTGTTATATGCAGAGGATGTAAATATACCTTTCTTTCCTTTCTAGATAACGTATATAAGTAATTAATAAATCTAACTATACAATCTTCTTTATCTTTACCAGTTATAGCATTAACATAACCAGGAATATCACGTTTATATAATTTACAATCACGTGTCATTCCTTGTCTACGTCTTTGTGTTTCTCTAGCCCAAAATTCACTATATAATTTACTACCTATTGGATATTTACAATAATGTCCATCATTTGATAATACAGATGAACAAGTTTTTCTAAATTCATCTCCTACTATACTAAATAATTCAGTATCAACAAATACAAAATCCATTTTCATAAGAAAACCTGTACTTTGACCTATACAAAAATCATCATCATTATCTTTATATCCAGCTGATTTAGCACTTGGATATTCAGAGTAATCATATATTTGTACATAATCTAAAAAAGCACAACTAGTCTTCTTCATCATCTTTTATATTTCCTATACTTTCAATATCATTGTTAGCTTCCATACTTTCTCTTATCTCATCCCCTCCTCTACGTTTATCAACATTACCTTCTTCTTTATCAATAGTATCTTTTAAATCATTTAATGCTTTAATTTGTTCAGGTATCTTTTTAGCTAACTCAATAACTTTAAAATGATTTGTAGTTATATTATTAATATCATCATCTTTAAAATCAGGTTTTTCTAATTGTTTTTCCAAATATCTATTAATTTTAGCAACTAGTTTACCACTAGTATGTAAAGTAGCAAGTATTTCTTTATTTAATTCTCTAGCTGGTGAAGGTCTTAGTTGTTTATATCTTTCCATTCCAGCTTTAGTTAAATCATCAACTTTCCAATCTTTAGGTAGACCTGCAAAACTTACAGCAAATTCATGTGCTTCTTTTTCACTTAACCCATGTTGATTAGGATAAGATTTATAATCACATATTTGATATATATAATTAAATTTCATATATGCAAAATGTTTCTTAACACCTATTGGATCAGATTCACATTTTTCACTACAAACTAATATATTATTAAACTCCTTAATTAATACTATTTCTGGTACATTAAGTTGTAATTCATTATTAACAAATATAAATAATTGCATATATTAATTAGATTTAACTTCATCTCTATATGGTAATCCCCATTCAATATTTTGAATAGCTGCTATATCACCATTAGCTTTTTCTATTTCTTCAATTATTGTATCAAATGTACTTTCTTCTTCTATCTGTTCTGTAATAAACCAACTTAGAAAATCTCTAGTAATCATATCTTTAGCTTTATCACAAGCTAAAGCAATATTAACTATAGCTTCTGTAACTTCTTGCTCATGTTCAAATGCAATTTCAACTAAACATAATAAAGTACCATCAAAATCTATCTTACTAGGTTTAATTGAAAATTCAGGTA